GTTCCGGCGGTCCCGCCGAAGCCGCTGGCGGCATTTGCCACCGCGGCCTGTAGCCGTGTGATGGCCATGTTGGTCGCGAACAGGTCGGCCACGGTCTGATTGGTCAGAGCGCCGAGCGGTGCGGCGTTGCTGATGATGGTCGCAGTCATGGGATGATTCCTTCGAGAAGTTGCAGTGCTGCGGCCAGCGCTCCGGCGGTGTCACCCTTGGCGGCGAGGGCCTTCGCCTGCGAGAGCGCGAGCGCGGTTGCGCTTTGATTGATAATCGTTATGACCGGGACCGACGACGGCGGCGGGACCGGAGGCGCAAGCGGCACAAGCGCACCATTCGAGACGGCCCAGAATCCGGCCAGTCGATGCGCCCATTGATCCTCAGTCAGTTCAATGTGCGCGTCCGGCAGGGTCGAATACTCGAATGCGTCTAGGTCATACCAGCCGATGACCGGCGCCGGTTGCGGCGCCGCTGGATTGTATGCGGCTAGCTTCATGTCAAACGCCCATGGAAATCACGTTGCACTCAAGCCAGCCGGGAATCGTCACGCCGCTTTGCCCGTTGATGGTCAAGCCGACCTGCGAGGAATTGTAAGGCCTGGCGGACACTGGCGACCACACTTGCGGAGGCGACGGCCCCCACCATGAGGCGCTTGAAAAATAGTGTGCGCCGGACGGGAACGCGACCGGCAGATTTTGCACGGTTTCATACATAGTGCCCACCGCGGCGTAGGCCTGCGTATGAAAGAACTGGAGAATGACGTTGTTCGGCAGGGTCAAATAGTATCCGGAACCGGCGGCGGTGAAAAAATAATCATTGAGGATCACCGCGGCATTTGCATCGCCGGAGCCGCGCGCGCCGTAGGCTGCACGGAGGCGCGCGCCGTTGGCGGTGATGTTGCCGCCTATGGATTGAACGGTCGTGCCGGTGACACTGCCGCCAGTCACGGCGCCGGCGGCGGTGACAGTATTGCCGCTCACGGCGCCGGCGGCGGTGACGCTGGCGCCGCTGACGCCTCCGGAGGCCGATAGGGTTGTCCCGCTGATTGTCGGCGCGGAGAGGGTCCCGGTGCCGGTCAGGCTTGGCACGTTGACGTTCTGCGTGAACGAATTTGCTCCGGTCCAGGTCTGCCCTTTGCCGAGCAGGCCGAGCCGCCCTTGATCTGTGGCATCCACTTGCGCACGCAGCGACGTGCCATCCCAACCGAGATAAACCTTGTTGTTCAGTTGGGAGGCGCCGCCGCCCTGTTGCACCGGCGTAAAACCGAGAGAGTGCGCGATGAGGTAATTGATCGCGTCGAGCAGGTTGCGTTGCGAGCTCTTTGACAACGTGATGAGGCCAGCGGCAACGACGGTGCAAATCTCTTCCTGGATGCAGTTGAGCCAATCCATATCAACGATGGTCGCGGGCACCGCTCCGGCGGCGGAGCCCACCGTGAAAAAGCCGTTCGGCCGAGGACCTGCCGCCGCCGGCGGCGGGAACACGGTCGCGGCGGTTGGATTGTCGATGCGATACATACCGCGTCAGCTATATGCGAACAGAAGTTGTGAGTGCGCCGGCTTGAGCATAGTCAATCTGCACTCCAATTCTGAATTGCCCCAACTCGCGAGCGGTTCCCCCGCGGTCGAGACGCCCGCCCGGAAATAGACGATGCTGGTCAGCGGTGCGTGTATGGTCCATTGATGCGTCCCGGCGGCGCCTTCCGTGATCGTCACGGTGAAGCCCAGCGCCGCGGCGACGGCGATAAAGTAAGCGGGAGACTGGCCTCCGTTGGCCACGAGTTTCGCGAGAATGGAGTTGCGTCGCTGCGTCACCGTAGCTCCCAGCACCGTGCACGGGTCCGGCAGGCCGAGCGATTCCTCCCACTCGTTGAGAAAGCTATTCGTCGTCGCGGGGAACACGTCATCAACGAGGCCCGCCGCCGCGGCACCGGACCGTGCATAGGTCGGCGCCAGGGAGCGCAAGAGTGCCATCAAGAACGCGTCCGGGTCCCGCGGCCAGGCTCTCCCGCGCGGCATGAGGTTGGCCATCGCCTGCGTGTAGTCATCATCAGTGAAGACGGGTCCGGCCATGCGTCATGCCCACGTGATCGTGCCAAGCGTGAATATGTTTCCCGCTGTTGGCGTCTGCGGAAAGCTCGGTGCGGTGACGCGGAATGACACGACACCCGGCGCGGCCGAGATAGCCGCATCCACGTCACTTTGATCGATCGGCGTATCCGCCAGCGGCGAGGCCTTCAGGTAGAGCAGGCCTTGCAGTGCGGTGGTCACGGCCGCCTGCGTCGTCGCGTTAAACGGATTGAGGCCGGCGACGGTGAAGGCGAGCGCTTGCGCCACCGGAGCCCGCGAATCTACCAGCGCCGTCACCGGCTGAAGCGGATAGATGTAGTTTGCCACGGCAAGTTGATCGCCGGTCGCGTCCGTGTTGCGGCTCTCCCCGGTGGCGCCACCGTTGGCGCCTTGCGGGAATCCAGAGTGCGCCGCCTCCACCGCATCCCACATCGTAAAAACGGTGACGGTCCCGGCGCCAGCCAACATCGGCGCGCACCATGCGCGCGTGACGCCGGGGACTGCCATGCACCATTCAACGTAATCGGATTTTGAGCCGCCCTGCGGAGGATACTGATAGATAGCGAGCATGCGCGCGCGGAGCGAGTCATCGGTTTCCAGGTCCGCCCCGCCGGTGACGGCGCCGGCGACGGAGCCGGCGGTGTTCATGCCGGCGATGACCGCGGCCAGGTTGATCGGCGTGCCAGGGACCGCGTTGCCGGAGCGCCCCGCGCTCAAGGCGATAATCGGCGCGGTGACGGTGCCTCCGCCGCCAACGGTGGCGTCCGCCGTGGTCCGGTATTGAAAGCCGTCATTGCGCAGTAGCAGCGCGCCGCTCGGCAGGTCCGTGCCGATGGTCCCGGTCCCCGACCATGTTCCGATGCTGAAGGTAGGCGCCTCCCGCGTGATGCCTTTCAGCCCTGCCCACGCTTCCAGGAACTCCGCGTCGCAGGTGATCGGGATGGCCTCCTTCGCGATCCAGTCGAGATAGCCGTAATGCAGATGCGCGAGCCCGGCTTGCACCCATGCCAGCACGCGGAGCACTGAGCGGCGAAGGAAGCCGTCCGCGCCCGGCAGGTCCGACGCCGTGATGTCCTGCATCGCCTGTTGGCGGAGCGCGGTGAGTGTCGGGCGGAGGAACGGCATGGATCAACGCGCGCGTCGGCAACCGATGTAGCCGCCGCCGGTCGCGGTCGAGACGGCGAAACTCATCTGCCCGACGAGATAGACGTTGCTAGGCCCGGACAAGAGGACGCGCATGGCAACATTACCCATGACCTGCACAGTCCCGGTCGTCAGCGTCGCGTTCGTAAGAGCGACCTGCCCCAAGCTATTAGTGGCGGGGAACGTCGCTGAGGTTGTGTTGAGCCCTTCCTGGATCAGTGAAACGGTCGTCGTGCCGGCCGGGATAAAGTTGGCGGAGCCGTGGCAATCCCAGTCGCCCGCGGTCAGCGCAAGCGTCACAAGATTGGCCGGCGTCACCGTCGTGAGTGATACCGCGTTGCCCAGAACGGTAGCAGAGAGAAACTCCCCGACGCTTCCCGCTTGCGCGGCGTCGTTGGTCGCGGTGCCTTTGACGCCTACGGTGGAGGACGGCGTGATAAGGCCGGTTGCGTTTAGCGTCGTGAAGGCGCCGGTGTTCGGTGTGGCAGAGCCGATTGTTCCGGGTGCACTCCATGACTGACCGCCGATATAACTGGCGTTAAGGTTGGCAACCAACGTCGCACTCGAAACGACAAACGGCGCGGTGCCATTGGCCAGTGTCGAGGTTATCTGTCCGGTTGCTGACAGCGTGGTGAAGGCGCCGGTTGACGGCGTCGTGGCGCCGATGGCGCCCTGCAATCCGGTGTCGCTGATCGTCACGCGGAGATTGGCGGCCAGCGTGCCCGCGGTGAAGAATTTGAGCGTCTTGCCCGCGGTCGCGGTGCCGATGGCATAGTTGCCACCGTTGACATAGCTGTAGCCGTCAAGCGCTCCGGCGATGGTGAAAAGTGAATCAGTGTTTCCGGAGCCGTTGATCCCCGTATCCACGTAGCCGGTCGAGTCCGTGGCGGTGTCGGTGGAGGCGATCAGATCGGATGATGCGGTCGTGCCGGCGGACAGGTTTTGAATGCCAAGCTGCGCAAACCCGTTGACGTTGTCCGTGACCTGAAGCCGGTTGTTGGAGAAGGCGAAGCCGCCGGGGAGCCCCACCTGCAATGAAGTGAACGCGCCGGTGTTCGGCGTTGTGCCGCCAAGCGGCGGGATAGCTCCCCACGGCGTATAATCCATTTTCGCCGTGAGGGCCTGATTGATGGCGTCAGAGACCGCTTGTGCCGATAGGAGCGGCGCGGCCGGATTGGTCGATGGGCCTTGCAGCAGGACTGTGCCAGGCGATTGCGCGAGCGCATCACCCGCCAGGAGCACCGCAAGCAGAAGGCCGAGCCAGCGTCTCATACGAAGTCCCCGCCAAAGTCCAGATGAGAGAAGGCTCCGCCCATGCGTTCGGTCATGTCCGACCACGCATACGCGAAGCGGTTTGTTGTCCCGGTTGGGGACGTGATGGCAATGTCCAGGCGGAGGCCTCCGGAGCCGTAGAAGCTCGCCACGACATTCACCGCGCTAGCCACGACATCCTCAATCATCCACGCCAGCGCTTTGCGCACGGCGTCACCGGCAAAGTTGAGCGTGTCCTGATTGCGGACGCGCCCCATCACCTGCCAGAGCTTTGAGCCGATGAGATCCCCGCTATACGTGTCTGCCCACCAGCCGCGCGGGTCGGTTGACAAGTCCGCCGGGAGCACGTCGCCAGGGTCCGCCATCTGATCGGTGAACAGGCTGATGAGCACCGCGCTTTCAAGCTCATGCCCGGTGTCCAGGAATGAGCCGCTGATGAGCATCCGCACATCGGCGCGCGCGTTGACCGGGTCCCAGACGAGTCGGATGTCTCCGGCCGGCGGCTCCATCGCCACGGGAAAGAGCGCCACGGGTCAAAGGCCCGCCGTGGGAACGACCGTGCCGGCCGCATTCGTGCCGGTCCCGTGCCGGTGCGTCTGCAAGCCGACCTGATCGGCTCCGCCGTAGCCGGCAATGACGGAGCCCGTGACACGCAGGTTGCCGGTGATCGTCATGGGGAGCGCGCCGCAGTTGATGGTGACGCCGGCCGCGGTGAGGCGAATGTTGCGGCCCCACATATCGTAGAGCGTCACCTCGCCAACGGCCTGATTGCGCTGGCGGTAGGCTTGATGCCCGGTGGCGATCGCCACGGCGAGGCTGCGCTGGCCGCCAAGATGCGCCACGACCTTGTCCCCGCCCGCCGGCATGGCGGAGGCGAGGCCGTATTGCTGCACTACCGGGATCGCATCTCGCACCGTCAGAGCGTCAAATTGCGCTTGCACGGTCTGCACCGCGCCGCTGTCAACCGGCGCCATCGTGCTCCGCGCGAAGCTGATCGCGGAGCCGTTCTGGCGCGAGAGCCTGGCGACCAGGCGCTCCAATTGCGCCACGCGCGCTTCAAGGTCCATCGATCAGCCAAATGAAAGCCAGCGCCAGCGCGACGACAACCACGCACTCGCCGAACACGCAGACGGCCACCAGCGCTATCACGGCGCGATCAGACTTGGCCGGAGTGCATCAGGCGAGGGCGGAGCCACCGGACGGTCCGGTCAGATCGCCGGCGCCCCGGCCGGTCGAGCCGCCTGGCGTCGGGGTTTGTGAGGTTGGCGGCATCTGTTCAAGCTCCCGGTTCCAAAGGTAGAGCGGCGCCGGCTCCGGCTTGAAGGCGTCCGGCGGCATCAGTTGCAGGTCCGCATGCGTGCCGCTCTGATCCTTCCGGAACGTCACCGTCCCGATGATCCACTTGGCATTGACCAGCTTCAACGCGGCGGCGGAGATGGGCGCCAGGCGGTTCGGCGTCCATAGCTTGTTCGCGGCGTCCCGCCAGGAATCGCAGGTCAGATAGATGGACTGCGAGCGTCCGATTCGGCGGCCCATTTCCCAATCCACACGCCGTTGCGCCAATTCCGTGTCATTGTCGGTTTGCTCCGACACGATGATCCGCGGCCGGTAGCGCGGCATGGTCGCGTCGTTCGCGGTGGCGCGTTGATTTCCGAGCGGATTGATTTCCGTATAGGCGTTCACCGACTGCCATACGGCCGTGTAATCACTGAAACGCCCGTCAATCGCCAGCGTGGAGGCGGCGCCCTCAATGTTGCCCGGCATGGTGAAGCCGGAGGCCATGCTCTGCGTGCCGACCTGATCGAGCACGAGGTTGCCGGTTTCGTCCTCATAGACGAGGTATCCGGCGAAACGCGCGATCCGCTCCAATATCTCGTAGGACGTTTCACCGATGGCCACGGTGAAGTTAGGGATAGCTTTGCCAAGGTCCGCGACCGCGCTCCGCGCCGTCAAGCCGAACGGCCGGCAGAGGCGTTGCGCCAGGTCAAGCAGATTCGGCGCGCTGAGCGAGGCGCCTTGCAGGTCCGCGCTCTTCAGCACGTCCGCCGAGCAATCGACGAGGTCCTGCGTTTTGCCCCGCCCGCTGATTATGACCTCATGCTGGCGCGGTCCGACCTGGACGGAATAGCGGTCGGCGTAGCCGGTAATGACCAGGTCCGGGCCGATGCGGATGCTGAGCTCTTCCCCGCCGGCCTGGCCGGGATAGAAGATCACGCGTGATGGATCGTCCTTGAACTGATCCGCGGCCGTCACCTGGAAACTGTTGGGGATGGCCTCCACGCTTCGCGTGATCGCCACCGTCTGCCAGCCGGTGATGCGGCGGTTGCCGATCTGGATGGAGACCTCGTCCGGGTCCGCTCCCGCCGGCACGCCAGGCGCGCCGGAGAACAGGCTCAAGACGCCGCTCATGCGGCAAGCACCTGCAACGTCACCGGCAGGAACGCGGGATGCGGCACGTCGGCCGCGGCCGTGACCTCGTCGGCGCGGGAGGCGTCCCGGTAGAGCCGTTGAGCCACCGTGAGCGCCGGCAAGGGCATGGGGAGCGTCATGGTGGTCATCTGCGGCAGCGTGGCCCCGCGGGTCGTCAGGTCCTCCACGACGGCGACACGGAGCGCGCGGAGCGCGGTATAGGTGGCGTCATCCCCGGCGTCCCCGGCGGCGACCATCTCCGTCTCTATGGCCCCGGAAACGGCCTCCCGTAGCGCCAGAGCGTCCTGATAGGAAACCGGCCTGTAGGCCGCGGCGGCGCGCGCAAGGCTGCTGAGCGCCACGCGGCGGGCCGTGACGGCCATGGAATCGCGCATCGTCCCCATGGCCGCCGGGAGCCCGGTCAAGCCGGCATTGGCGACTGAGTCGCTGTAGCTCCACGCGGAAAGCCCGAGGAACACGCGGACCTGGTCGGCCGGGTCCATCATGGTCGAACGAAGCGCCTCCGTGACGGTGGAGAGCGCCGTCACCATGGCGGCAGCGGTCCCGGTGGAGAACGTTGACGCGGCGGACGTGCCCGCGGTGATCGCTTGCGCGAGAGTGGCGCGGCCGGCGGCGATGGTGCCCGTCATGGTTGACACGGTCTGCGGCACGTCCGGGTTGCCGTTCACGTCCAGATTGCAGGTCGTCATCTGCGAGACGTTCCCAAAGGCGAAGCGGCCGAGCGTCCGATCCGGGTCCGGCACGTTGATCCCGGTGGCCAGGCTGATGAGGCCGCCAGGGTCCGCCCCGGCCATGCTGCATGCAGCGCCGAACGCGGTCATGACGGCGACGCCTTCCCCTATCACCGGATAGCCGATGGAGGCCGTGGCGCCGGCGCCGGAGCCGATGGAGCCGCCGAACGCGGTCAGTCCGGACGTGGCGGCCGAGACAACCTGTATCGCGGTCGCGACCAGGGACATGATGAAATTCGGCTCACCGGCCTCAATGAATTCAAACTGGCATTCAATGACCCGCATCGCCTCTTTGCGGACCGCGGTGGCGCACGACAAGAGCATGACCCGCTGCATGCCTATCGTCGGATGGATCAGGAGCCCCGGACCCTCCGCCTCGGCCGCTCGATCCAGCGCCATTTGCAGCACCGGCGCGATGTCACCGGACAGGTAGCCGGTGAATGAGAACACGCGCATCTGGCGGCCCATGTCCTCGGCCCAACCGCCATCGCGAAACGGATAGTCGTGCACGGCAACCTTGCGGCCCTTGCGCGTGACCTCCCCCGTCACGCTGAAGGGGATGCCGCGCCAATAGGCCTTTTGCAGCGCGCCCATGAACACGGAGCCGAGGCTCCCGCCGGCAAAGCCGGTGACGCCGGAAAAGCCGGACATGGATCAGGCCGCGAACGGCATCGGGGTTTCGACGCGCGGCGGCGCGGCGCGCACCTGGCCGGTCGTCGTCACGTTGGCCTGCGTGCCTGGCGGAGCTCCACGCAGATGCACGTCAACCTGAACGTGGCCTTGCACCTCGGCGGTCTGCCGGCCGCCGGCGCCGGAAGCTCCATCGCCGGCCGTGCCGAACCTTGTGAATGCGGCGTGGATCGCGTCGGAATACCGCGTGCCGCTCGTGTGGAAAGCGTCTCTCCCGGCGACGCCGGTAGTGAGCCAGCGGCTTGCGCCAACGGCGCCCTGATTGTGCGCGTAGCCGAGCACGCCGGCTTGTTCCTCCGGAGACATCTCGGCGTATCGCTTATTGTGCGCCATGAGGTATTGATGGTGCCCGAGCGTGTAACGCTCGAAAAAGCGCTCCTGCATCTCCGGATTGGACAGGAACTCTTGCTGCGTCGGCGCGCGTTCACCTAGTTGCGCGGCTGTCTCGCGTATCTCGTCGGCGCCCATTTGATACTTGCCGGCGAAGCGCCCCGAGCTCCCGCCCATGATGTTATATTTGCCGCCGGATTCAATCCGCGCGATGGAGCCGCGGAACGCGTCATACTGGCCTTCCTTCAAGCCGAGCGCGCCGCTCAATGATCCGGTCGAACCGCCGGAGTCCTCCGCGTTTGCCGCACCCGGCGGATGATACCATTGCGCCGGGTCCCATGACCGGTAGCCCTTGCCCGGACCGAACCGGAGCGGCACGCCGGGACCGGCGAACTGATTGCCGCCTGGCGTGCCTGCATCCGAGCGCGGCCCCAAGGTGCCGCCCGTGGCCGGCTCCGCCGGCTTGTCCTCCGCCGCCTTGGCGTCGGCGTCCTTGATGCGTTGCTGCATCTCCGGCTTCGTGAGCCATTCCTTCGTGGCCGGATTGTAATAGCTCATGGTCTGGCCGAACTCGGACACCGAGCCCGGCATGGCCGCGGCCCGGAAACCGAGCGCCGCCGCCTTGTCTTCCTCCGTGCCTTCAGCGATGGCCGCGGCCGTCCCGGCGATGGCGCCAGCGGTGACAGCGGCGACCGGAGCGGGGACGGATAGGCCGAGCAGCTTCAGGACCCACGCGGCCGGCTTCAGAAGAGCAAGGGCGCCGATGGCGGCGCCGATTTTCGCGATGGAGTCGGCTTGTTGCTGGTTGGCCTCAATCCACCTGCTCGTAGCGCTGACCGCCTTAGTGGTCGTCTCTGACCAGCCGTCCAGAATGCGGTTGTAGATACCCTCCAAATCGAGCGCCAGGCGATCCCATGACTCCTTTAGCGCGGAGGCGTGCTCGGCTTGATCGTGCGTGATGTTGGCGCCGGTTTGATCCGCTTCCTGCTGGAATTTCTTGTAGTTTTCCAGATAGGGCAGCATGGCGCGGTCAATGCCGAGCGCGTCCAGGATCGCCTGGCGCGTGTGCGGGTCCCCGACCTTTTGCAGCGCGGCGGCGACCTCATCCAAGGCCTCCGCGGTGTTCCTCACGTGGCCTGGCGTGCCAGGGTCGATCTTCAGCACGTCACGCAGGATGTGCACCGCCGCCGGGTCGGTGTTCCACGCGGCGCCGTATAGCTTCTCCTGCAAGGTCCCCAACGCGGATGTCATAGTCTGCGCCGGGACGCCGGCGAGGCGCGCGGCGTTCTCCAAGCGTGACAGCGCCTCCACCGGCAGGTTGAGCCGATGCGCCATGTTCGTCATGCCCTGGCCGAACGCGCCCCACCGGCGCGTGAGCTCCACGACACCGGCGATGGTCAGCGGTGCGATCAGTGAGCCAAGAGAGGAACCGGTCTGGTCAATCGCGCGGAAGGTGTCGGTCGCGGTCCGGCGGAGCCCCTGCATGCCCTCATTGAGCTTGTTGATACCGGAGACTTCGCCGAATTTCTCAAGCGCCTTGCCGGTGCGCTCCCCGCTCGCGGTGAGGGACTGAATGCCCTTGTTGAGCTTGTCGATAACCGCGGAGGCGCCGGAATCGGTGGCGCTGATGCTGATGCCGAAGCCGCTTTTACCGGACATCCTCGGCCCTCCGGACGGCTGGCATCAGCGCGCGCCAGGCGATGAGCTCCGGCAATGGCAGGCGGAGCGCCCATTGCAGGCCGTCACGGTAGAAGCGCCCAACGGCTGCGGCGGCTATGGCCAGGTAGTCATGCTCCACCGCGGCACGCAGAACCGGCATCGGCGCCGCGCCGCACGGAAGCCGCGTCAGCCCGGCGCGAAGCGCGCGACGCGCGCGCGGCGCCAGGCCTCCAAAGGGTCCGGCATCGGTGCTCCGGCGAAGCTATCCATGTAGTCCGCCATCTGGCCGATCTGCCAGGCCGAGACGTGCACGAGCGCTTCATACGGGATGGCGTCCCCGCTGACCGCCGCGATGAGGCGGAGCGTCATATCGAGCGGCGCGGCGTTAGGAAGCGCGCCCGCCTTCAGGACCTCGGCCGCGGTCGGCGCGCGGAGCGTGACTGACGTATAGCTTGCGGGCCCGAACTGGATCGGCCGCGGGAATTGCCAGGTGACGGGCTCCGGCGGCGGCGCATAGGCCGGGAGCTCCGGCGCCGGCGCTGTGACCTCGATTACCTCTTGGGCGAGCGTGGCGGCGTCCATCATGCGACGTTGAGCTCCGCGACGGTCCCGGCGCTGCCTTCAAAGCGGAAATCGAATGTCGCATCCGCGCCGGAGACGCCGGGCCGCCCGACAAACCAAAGGTTGTGACCGACCACCTGTTTCCCGTTCGCCAGTTGCACGACCACCGTTGCGGATGTGAGCCCGACGAAGCCGGAGACGTTCACGCTTTGCGCGTCACGGAACTTGCCGCTGATGTAGGGAGCAATCGGCGTTTCCCGAAAACCGTCCACGCCGGAGAGGCTGGTCATTGTCTCGCGGGTAATGGCGCCAGGGTCCCATGAAAACTCGGTGACGGCGAACATGGAGCCGTTCACGGTAAAGCTCGTGATGCCGGCGACGCGCCGGTTGGTCGGCGTGGAGGGTGCAAGTGTTCCGCTCATGGATCAGTCCCCCTATGTGCTCTGGCGGAACTGGATCAAAGCCGCGATCTGGATGACCTGATCCGCAAAGTCGAACGGCAGGAACAATTGAACCTGCCCCTTGCTCCCCGGTTGCGCATAGCCGTTGCGGCTGAAGCTTTGCAGGTTCTGCACGATGAAGATGGACGCGAGATACGCGTAGTATCCGCACACGGCCTGGAAGATCACGCTCGGCGTGACGGCCGGCGCTCCCATCGGGATAGCGGTCCCGTCCGAGACGAGGATGCGACCAGGTTGAATGAACTCACTCGCCAGGCGGGCCGCGATGTAGCGCGCCGCGTAGGCCGCCTGGAAAAGCAGGTTCGTGTTCAGGTAGCTGTCATCCGGAGCGCCGGCCGCGTTCTTCTGATACATCGTCACGCTGCGGTCGATCCGGCACACGCCGGCCGCATCGACATAGAATGTCGAGACGCCATCCCATAGCAGCGTGTTGCGGTTGCCGACGGAGTCCTGCGACGGCAGCGGAGGCGCCATCAGGTTGAGCGCTTGCTCCGCCACACCTTGCGCCGGGTTGACGCGGATGCGCGCCGCGTGCGCGCCGGCAAAGTCCGCCGCGGCGATGTAGATCGGCGTCGGGCTGTCATAGTAGCCGAGACAGGTGACGTGCTGACTGTTGCGGCCCGTGCCGAACGTCGCGCGCGTGCCCACCGTCCCGCGAAATGCCGTGAAGGCGTGACCGTAGAGCATTTGGACGGCGCTCCACCGGCCGCTTTGATCCGATAGCGCGCCCTCGATCGCGACCATGGATGTGGCGTCCGTATATGGCCACACGATGAAGTCGAAGGGCATGGTCCCTAGGTTGGCGAGCGCCGTTGTGAAGGTCGGATTTGTCGTGCCCGCCACACCGGCGGCGACCACCGCGGTGAGCCCGGCCGGCAGGACCTCGCCGTTGGCGATGCCGTAGTAATTCAGCCGCACGTCCATGTCCGCGACCGCGACGCCCTTGTGATCGACGGTCAAAGTGACAACCGCGCCGACGGCGCCGGCGGTTGCCGGGACCGGCGCCAGGTTGACCGCGGTTACGACGTTGCTCGCGATGGCGCTTGCGGCGTCCCCGGAATTGACCGCTACCGGGATCGGCACGCCGTTGATGTAGAGCGCCAGCGCGCCCGCCGCGGTGGCGGCCCCGCCCAACGTCAAGGTCTGCGTTCCGGCGATGCCTCCGCCGGCGTCCGCCACCGGCAAAATCCAGACTTCGCCATACGGGTCCTGCAAGCGATAGGCCGCATACATCAGCGCCAGCATGGAGAACACGCCGCAAAGCGCGTTGACCTGATCCTGGCTGTAGGCCAGGACCGGGACGTTCGGCGTCGCGGTCCCGGCCGCCAGCACTTGCCCGACGATAAGCGCGCGCTGGTTCTGCGGCGCGGTGTTCGCTTGTGACGGGTCAAACTCCGCATAGACGCCGGACGGGCGCCAGGACATTGCGGGAAAGTATTTGAACGCGAGCGCGGCCATGATGGCGTCCCCCTATGCTGCCGGCTGAGCCGACTCGGCCGCGGGAGCCGGCGGCTCCGCTTCCACGATGTCGCCTTCAATGAGGCGCTTGTGCCAGTAGAGATCACCGTCCGGGACGTGCCGGCCCTCCGCCGGCATCACCTGGCCGCTGATCGGGTCCCGGACCACGAGATGATCCGGTGCGTCCGGAGCCTTCAGATGCTCCGGCCGCTTGGCAGGCTTCACATACATGGCAACGCTCCGTCGTCAGGATGGAGGGACGGGAATATCAATGGTGATTTCAGGGACATCGACCGCGCCGACGGTCAGCGACGCTTGCACGTCAACGAGCGGATCACCGCGGAGCGGCCAGCCGTCCGCATCGGTGAGCGTCGTTTCAACTGAAAACTCCCACTGCCACCAGAGCCGCGCCCGATCAAAATCGAGCAGGTGGCCGCCGTCGTAGCTGAAGCCCTGACGCGCACGGTCCGCGAGCTCCGGCGGGAGCCACATGAGCAACGCGCCCCATAAGCCGGCCCGCATGTCGTCAGTCTGATTCGCGCCGGCAAATCCGGTCCGCCGGTCCGCGTCCCCGTTGCTCGTATTGTCAAACTCCACGACGACGCCGATGCGCTCCGTGACAAGCTGATTGAGGCCCGGTTGCGCGTCGTTCGGCGTCACCTGATCCTCCAAGCGCAGCACGAAGCACGCGGGGAGCGCCAGATTGACGGTCGTTTCCAGGCCGGAGGCGAAGTCGGCCGCGCCACTGACGCGCCCGCCGAGCGCGGGGACCGCCGCCTTGATCTGGCCGATGACGGTCGCGAGGTTCATTTTTGCCGCTTGAAGGCAATGCCCTGGATCACCGCGTCACGCACGCGCACGCTGATCGAATCGCCCTTGGCCGCCATGGCGGCGGTGAGGAACGGCCGCGGCTCCATGTGCCGGCGCCCGATGACCTGCAGAAGCACGTATTTGCCGCGACGGCCGCCACGCCGGCGGCGGATGTTCCGCTGCCCCTTCGCCCCCCCGCCGCCGACGGCGCCGGTTTCCAGGAAGCGGCTGTAAAATGCTGCGTCGATGACCCGCACGCTGAGCCCCTTCAGGCGGGTCTGCACGCGGATCGAGCTCACCAGGGTCCTCGTGCGGGAGACCGGCGGATTGCCCGGCTGAGAGGCGCTGTAGCGCCCGCCACCGGGCTTTGAATAGCGGCGCCCGCCGCCGGAAGCCTTGCGGATCATGGCGCGCGCCAGCGCCGCAACCTCGGCGCCGGCGGAACGCAGGACCTTGCGGAGCTCCGCCCGGTCGTAACTGAGCGTATAGGCCGGGACAGTGATCTTCAGGCCAGCGGCCATGCGTCACCGCGTAATATGCTTGACGGCCCACATGACGGCTTGCTCCGCGTTCGTCTTTGCGAGCGCGAGCTCCCGGCTTGCGCCGATGGCGTCGCAGGCCTCCACGAAGGCGAGCCCAAGGTCCTTGACGCGCTGCATCTGCGTCTTCTCATCATCCGAGAGCACGCGGTATGCGTGGCGCATGACGTTGTTCACGGTCCGCTGATCCGAAGTGCTGTCAACCATTTCCTGCATGCGTCACTCCCGCTTTTCGAGCTCACACTCAAGGTCGATCCACCGGAGCGCGGAGGCGCCGTCCTCTTTGACGCGGCGGATGCGATACGTCTCCCGCCGCACCGTGCCATCCGGCCGGCGGAGCTCCCGGATCAACACGTGCGTCGTGTCGAGCCAGTCCATCCACCGGAGCCGCACCTTATGCGTGATCGGTGTATCAACCTGGACACCGCTGTAGAACGTCAACGCGCCAACGGGCTGAATGTCGGCCCATACGCTCGCCAGGTTGGTCAGGGACTCCGAGATCCCGCCACCGTCCGCGGCGGCCTGGCCGCGCGCTGCGATGGTGACGGGATGCCGGAGCCGGCCGATTTCATAGGCCGCGTCGGGCATTACCAGAAATACCCATCCTCGGCAGACGCGAGCCGGCCCTCCACGTCGCGGAGATAGCGCACCAGATGCCGCGCCAGGCCCCGGTCGATCATGACGATGGCCGGACCGTCCTCGGCCGTGACCGCGGCCTCAAACTCCGCCAGGCCAGGCGGCGGCGACACGTCCGGCGACGCCAGCACGCGGAACACCTATGCGGCGGCAGGCGCGGCCGGAGCGGGCGGCGAGGTATTGGCCTCAACCGCCCCGGCGAGGCCGCCCGTGTTCTGCGCGATGGTATTCCCGAGGGCCTTCATGGCGGCGAGTTGCGCATCAGTCGCGCCGGCGGCTTGCGCTTGCGCGACCGCCGTGGCGATGAGCGCCGGGATGCCGTTGAGCAGCGTCACGGCGCTTTGGGTCACGCCGGTTTCCGCCTCCACCTTCGCTTGCAGGTCCGCAATCTCGGCGTCGAGTTGGTTTTGAGTGCCTGACATGGTTTGAATATCCTTCCGTAAGCCGATGACCGCAGCGGTGAGAGCGGTGAGAGCATCAGCGGAGGCCGCGGGTTGCTCCGTGATGATTAGCGCGTCGAAGTGCACAAATAGATCGACGCGCATCCCGAGGCCGCCAAGCGGGACAGGCGTGGCCATGGCATAAACTCCCGTCAGTTCAAGAGCGGCAGTAGCAGAGGACGGCGGGACTCGCGGCAGTCCCGCCGCCTCCAATCAGCCCACTATCTACCGATGGATGCGAGCCGATGCTGTCAGGTCCAGAAGAGCCGGTATGGCGTGAGCAACCATGCAATCGCGTCCGGGAGCTCCGCCGGCGCGTCGCCCCGGTGCTCATAGAGGAACGCGAACGCCAGCAAGACGGCCTGCGTGATCGGCGCCGGGATGGCCGCCGCATTCGCGTAGCCGGCTACGAACTCCACGGCGACATGCGCCAGGTTCACGCCACGCAACGGGCGGCCGTCCGACATGACGGTTTCCATGCCAAAGCGGATCATAGGCGGGGACATGACCAGGTCGGCGATGTAGCCGTTGTTCAGGACCGGCGGCGTCACCGGAAGCGCCGCCGGCGCGACCGTTGAGGCGTTGCCAAGCGTGTCCAGGATCGACACGGAATTGACGGCTTGCACCGGCGCCCGCGGGAAGGTCAAAGGCCGGCCGCGCGTGAGGTAATGCCACTGTTCGGGCCGGAGCGTGTCCTCCGGTTGCGCCAACCATGTGATCGTCTGCGTCATCAGCGCGCGGCCGGTATGCGCCTCCACCATGACGCGCGCCGCGATCAGATAGCCGTCGATCAAGGCGTCGTCGCTGTCATGGAAGATGCGCGCGTGTTGCTTCACCAGGTCCCGCGACACCGGCTCGCTCCCCGGCGGCGTCTTGATGGTGAGCGTGGTCCGCATCAGCGCCGCTCCGGCTTGGCAGGCGGCGGAGATGATCCAGCCTTGGCGGGCGCCTTGCGCTTGCCCTTCTGCGCCGCCTTCAGAGCCCCCCGCGCCGCCTTGCGCTTGGCCTTTGACGGGTAGCGCGAGGACCGCATCATGCGGTCCTCATAGTCATCCGACTGCATCAGAATCAGATGTCGGTGTAAGTGTTGGGCGGCGGCTGGAAGGAACCGAGCACGTGCAATTGTGCCTCCGTGATGTTCGCCGCATTGGAGGCGCCGGTTGAAACAGCGATGCAGTCGAAGCCGCCCGCCAGGTCCATGCAGGCCTCCGGCGTGATCTCAAACACAACGATCTTGTCTTTCACGCCCGCGTCCGTCGTGTAGGTTGCCGCCGCGGTGCGCGCGGCGAGCGTGTCATTGACGGACGTATCGAGGTTTGACCAGATCGGCACGGCGGTCACCGCCTTGCTGCCAGTGCCCGCCACGGCGGAGGCCTGCAAGATCGAGAGCAGCACGGTTGCCGCATTGCCCTGATTGATATGCACGGTCACATAGGCCTTGAGCGCGTTGCGCAATGACCGATAGGAGCTCGTGCGGCCCGCGGCGTCCGCCGCCGGAGCGAGCAGCATGACGGGCGGGATTTGTGCGACGAGACTGAATTGACGGGCCATGGGTATCTCCTGCCGCCCCCCAAAGCGGCGCGTTGAAAACGGCGCGATGGGGAGTCGCGCCGGGATGGAGAACAGTCGGGACGCGGAGCGCGCCAGCGCGGAGCCGTGCGTCAGAGCGTGGCCAGGATCAGCGCGAGGCCAGCGTGATGAACGGGCTCTTAGTGACGCCCTTCGCCGGCGTCAGCGGCACATACCACATGGGCTTGCCATCGACGCGATACGTCACCCGAAACACCATTTCGTCGGTGTTGAAAGCCACGTGCACGGAGCTTGCCGCTTGCACGCCGTTCTTATCGACCAGCGTGTATTGTGACAGGTCCGCGAGCAACACGTCCCCCTCCGTGCTGAGCGCGGAGGCGTATTCGGTGAATACGATTTCGCGACCGAGCAGGGTCCCGTAAGGCGCCCCCGACAATCCGCCAGGCGGCATGAATACGACCTGGCCGCCTGCCGTGCTGACGCCCACGCTCATCTGCAAGAGCTGCGGCAACACGTCCTGTTGCATATACCACTTCGCGCTGCCCATGGAGCGCGCCCACAGACGCGCCCACATTTGCACCGCATTGGAAGCCGTGAACGTGCCGGTCAATTGGCCGGAGTCCTTGGCGACCGCGATCTTGGCGCCGCTGCCCATGATCCCGAGCGGCATGCCGTTGCCGGTGCCCTCAAAAATCGCGTCCTCGGTCATCCAGACGATTTCCTCGGCGAACGCCTGGCTGGCGATGCCGGAAAGCGCCGTGCTGTCCTGCAACATCTCATCGGTGACATACATCAACGACATCATCTTCTTGAGGTCGAACTCCACGATGCGGAATTTCGGCCGCGACGGCGTTACGGTCGTGCCCTCCCCGACCCAGGTTGACGCCACACCGCCCCACCGGCTCCCGGTGGCGCGGGAGGTTTCATCCACGCCCGGAATCTTGAGGCCGTTGCTGTTGGCGCTGATGGGGATTTTGTTCACGTCCGCCAGCAGATGGCCCAAGTCATGTGCGAGCATGAAGATGGCCGCGGCAAAATCCACCTGCACGAGGAAGCCGCCGCCGGTCGGGTCCACCTCGCTCGCTCCGGTCGGCGCGCGCACGAGCCTGCCGTCAATGTCCGTGCCCTTGCCGAGATAGTATTTGGCGATCGACTGAAGCTGCTCGCCAAGGGTCCGGAAATGGGCGTCACGCGTCGGCGTGAAGTCCAGTCCCCGGCGCGCCAGGCCCAAATAGTCATCGAAGCCGCGGAGCTTGCCCGGCCGCGGGTCCATGGAGCGGATTTGCGTCATCGTCCGCAGCATGGGGTTGATGTCGTCGGGCTCCGTGCCGCCGTTGGCGCCGGCGGGACGCGCCAGCGCGGCGGAGCGGCGTTGCGCACGCTCAAGGTCCGCGATCTGGCGCTCAAGCGCCTCGATCGCCTTTTCGGCTGTCGCGAAGTCCTTTGTCCCCGCCAGGTCCGGCAGTTGATCCACCGCCACGCCGAGGGCCTGGCGGAGCGACGCGAGTGTGGCCATGTTTGTCTCTCCTGATGGTCGTGCCTTGCCCAAGGGCGGTGAGGCGGAAAAAAGCAGAGAGCCCGCTCAGGCCACCGACCTGATCCGCGTGCGGAGCTCCGCGGCACGACGCAGTTGCGCCGCCTTCTCCTCGTCCGGCTTGTCGTCCGGGTCCTCGTCCGGTTTGTCGCCGTTGCCGTTGTCGCCATTCAGCGCTTCAACGACGCCGCTCAGCAGATCAACAGCTTTGCTGTGATGCGTGACCGCTTCCGCGAGGAAGGCCTTTGAGGTGCGGAGGCACTTGTGCGCCATCCGCACCGCGTCATGGTGCTCCATCGGCAGGTCGTCCGGATCGCCGTCAGCGCGGAGCACGTGGCGGAGCTCCTGGCGCAACAGGCGCCGGAGCCGCTTTGACTCGTCATCGTCATCCGGCTTGTCGTCCGGTTCCGCCTTGCCGTGGATCGCGCACTCAGACGAGTCCTTGAGGCCGCACTCCGCGTCAGCCTTCCGGCCGCACGTCGCCTGCACCTTGTCTTCTGGCTTGTCCTCATCCGGATCGTCACCGGCGCGGCGCCGCGGCTGCCTGCGAACTGTCATGCTGAGCTCCTTTGCTTGCTTGCGGAGGCGGTCCAATTCATCACGCGGCACGGTGGCCAGGCCGCCGGCGTCGAGCGTGGCCTCCGCCCATTTGACCAGCGGCGTGAGGTTGATCCCCGTGGCGCGCGCTTCGGCGAGCGCGTTTGGGTTCGCCGGGATAGGGCAGCACGAGATTTCCAGAAGCTCCTGCCGCTTGAAGTCGATGCCCCAACCGCGCTCCGGATCGTTCTCCACGAATGAATATTCAAGCGGCAGGAAGCCCACGGACACGGCATTCAGAAACTCGCCGAGGTAGAGCCGGTAGATCGTGTCGGCGAAGGCGTAGGTAGCGGCGTCCGCAAAGGTGATGTCACCCATGAGGCGGTCCGCCTCGGTGGCCACATTGGCGGCGCGGCCGATTGGCGGAGCGGACGAGTCATGCGCCCAAAGCGCCACCGGGTTTGCTGTGAAGTCGGAGAGCTCCCAACCTGCCGGGTCAATCGTGTCGCTCATGCGGTCAACGGAGCCGTCGCTGAAGCAGAAGCGGATTGCCCGAGATCCGTCATCGAGTGCGCGCGGCTTGATCCGCGTGTTGACGCGGAACACGCCATCGCTCCCGTGCGGACGCTTCTCTCGCGCCGCCTGGCGGAACTCTTCGACGCTGATTAGGCGCATGACGGGAGCGCCTATGCCGTTGCCGCGGCCGGCGGCTGGAAGAGCGCCGGCGCCGGTTCGGTGCCTGCCGCGATGGCCGCCTGGCGCGCCGCCGCCGCCGCCGCCGCGGCCTCTGCCTCCACCGCCGCGGCCTCGGCCGCCGCCTCCGCGTCCGGCGTGTGATGGCGCTTCAGCACGCGCACGAGATGCGACACGGCCGCGCCGACGGAGCGCACGTCACCGTCCCGGCCGCCGCTGAGCGCGTTCTCCACGTGCGACAAATCCACGTGGAGCGCTGCCTGTTTCGGGTCGATCTTGGGCGCTGCATCAGCCGTGCGCCTGCCGCGGTCCGAATCGCTCATGTCGTCCTCCGTCAGTTGGATGGCGCCGGTTCCTCACCGGGGAGCCGTTCGGCGTCCCCGTCCCCGCCTTGGCCGGGCGATCCCGTTTGATCGCTGCCGGAGGTGCCGCCGGCCGGCTTCTCCGGAGGCTCCCACCCGAGCGGTGCTAGATTGGTCGGCTGAAGGACCTCGTCCCCGTGCTCTTGATCCGGCAGGCCTTCCCCGCGCCGCGCCTCATTGACCGCCATCCATGGCGCGCCAACCGCCTGCCGATACGCGGTGAAGCGCGTTTGAATGTCGGCTTTCAGGAAGTGCGCATAATCCCAAGCGACGAAGGTATCTTCCCCGTCTACCTCAAACACCTGTTCAAGTTTCGCAGTCCACCGCTCGCAGTATCCGGACATCGGGCCATTGAGATATTCCTGGCCTTGCTGCACGAGGGACGGCCCGCTGTCAGCGCCGAGAATGCCGAGCTTGTAAGGCGGGATGCCGAACACGCGCGCTACTTCGCGGAGTTGGAATTCACGCGATGCCATGAACTCGGCATCGACCATGCTCATGCCGAGCTGTTCCCACTTCATCCCGTATTCCAGGACCGCCGTGCCGCCGGCGTTGCGCGGTCCGGCCTTCGCCTTCTGCCAGTCCGACGCGATCTGATCGCGGGTTTCCCGAGGGATGGATTTGTCGGTCGAGAGGAAGCCCGAGAGCCGCGTCCCCTGGCCGGCGAACCTCGAATGGTGCTCCGCCAGGCTCATGCCGAGGCCGATTGGTTCGCGGCCGAGTGCGATGCGGGAGCTTCCCATCAGCGAGTGCCACACCTGCAACCATCGCAGATGAAGCATGTCCTCCGCCGGCACGAGTGACGGCACGTTGCGGAGCATGGCCATTTCATGCAGGCCATTGCGCGTGACCATGTAGAACCACTGGCCGTCCGGCGATTCCCAGAGGTTCACGCGGTCCGGATGCACCGGGATGAGTTGCAGCGGTTCACCGCGCTTGTTGCGTAGGATCACCGAATAGGCGTTGCCACGAAGGACAAGCGCCGCCTGCATCATTTCCTTCCACTCGAAAGTCGTCTGCCAGGTATTCGGCCGTCGCAGTAGCCGGTGGAGCGCGTGATCCTTTGCCGGCTCTTTGCCGCCGTCCTTCGTGCGCCGGAACACCCCGACCGGGATTTTCGCCAAGTCCTCCGCCAAGATGCTGACCGCGGCCATCACCGGCCCGTGGTGCAGCGCGCTCCACGAATTCACTGGCGCGCCGGCTTCCGACATCCCCCACTCGCCCCAGTCACCCGAGAAGGATGAGCCGCCGCCATCACCGCCGCCGTTGCCATCCGTGTTCTTGTCACGCCACGCGTCAACGAGCCGGGACCATAGAGAGGCCATCGCCCTGCCCTCCTACACGATCAGCAGGCCGCGACCGTCCGCGTATGGAATTTCCTCCCGCGCGGTCATCGCGCGGCCGAGCGTCATAATGAGCGTGATCGCTCCGTCGATTTTCTGTTCCGGCCTGGCCTTGCGCGGATAGACGTTGCCGCGCGGATCGTAGTGGCCGACGACATTGCCGATGCACCATTCCAGGACCGGGTTGCCGTCATGTTCAATGCGGCTCGCCTGCATTGCCGCATCAAGCTCCTTCGTCGGTTCCGAGAAGTTTTGCGTCGTCGCGCGGAACTCAATGACCGGGACAGCTTGCGCGCTGAGACGTTGCGCAAGCTGCGTGGCGCTCCACGGATCGTATGCGACGGAGCCGACGCGGAAGCGTGCGCAGTCCTCAAGCAAGTGTTCCTCAATCGTGCTGAAGTCGATTTCATTGCCCGGCGTGACGACCATGTGACCGCCGGCGGCCCATGCGGCGTATTCCGCCTGGCGGCCCTCAAGGATCACCGACTCCGGCGTGTAAAATCGACCGAACGTCGTGTAGTGAAGCTGGCCGGTGTCCGGGTCCTCCCGGCTGAAGGTCAATTGCACCGCCGCCAGGTCCGTCTTTGCCGCCAGGTCAACGGCGATGTCGCAGTGCCGGCCGGCGAAGTCCTCTATCCGGAGCTCCGGCCGCGCGCACGCCCGCCAGGCCCGCATGGAGAACAGCGCATCGTCGGCGCCGACCCATAGGTTGAGATGGCGCGTCTTGAAGGCGCTCTCTTGCACTGGATTGTTGCGGGCCTGCCGCGCGATGGCGCGGACCGCATCCGGCTGCACCGAGACGCCCCAATTCGGATTGGCCTTGCGCCAGGTGCGCTCATCCCAAATGTCGTCAGTGTCATCCGCCGCGTGGATCAGTGCGAAGAGCCGCGGGTCCGCCTGGCGGCCCTCAAGCACGCGCGCGGCGTAGCTCCAAAGGCTCCGGCCGATGCCGGCGTTATTCGCGGTGGCCGTGCTGATCGAGATGAGCAGCGGATGCAGGCGCTTGCCCATGGCCGTGAGCAACACGTCATAGACCTGCGATGTCCGGTGGCTGGCAATCTCGTCGCACACCGCCACGTGCACATTGAGCCCGTCGAGCGCCTTCGCGTCCGAGGACACGGGCACGAATTTGGAGGCGGAGCGCCGTTGGAAAATCGCATTTTCCAGCGTGTCAACGCCGTATTCACTGCGGAACTCCGGGCTCCGCCGGACCATTTCTTGAGCGGTGTCAAACAGGATGCGGGCCTGCCCGCGCGTGACGGCCGCGGCGTAACCCTCCGCGCCGCCCTCGCCTTCACAGAACGTCAGGTAGAGCGCGATCGGCGCGGCGACGGTAGTTTTGCCGTTGCCCCGCGGGACGAATACGACGGCCTGGCGGAAGCGCCGCGCCTCGGTCCCGCGCTCATAGAAGCCGAACACGTTGGTCAGGATGAAGCACTGCCACGGCTCCATCACCAGCGGCTTGCCGGCGAGCGGACCTTTGATGTTCGGCAGAAGGCTCGCGAAGAGCATGGCGGCCTCGGCGGCGCCGGCGCGAAACTCCCACTCCCCGCGCCCGCCCTCCGCCTTGCGCAGATCGTCCAGGAACCGGCGCGCGGCGGCGACGGCGAGCTTGCAGGCCGGTATGTCCCCGCTTTCGAGTGAGGCGGCGTAGCGGACCGCCTGCACGACGCCGGGCGGATAGTCGGTGACGTTGATGGGTCGGCTACGCGGGCGGCGCGGCACGGCGCCTATGCGCCCCCACGGCCGCCCTGAAGCACCTTCAGGCGGTGCCACGGCGAGTCGTTGGGCACTGCCGCCCCTGGATTTGACTGTGCCAGGCGCGGCCGGGAGGTCGGCGAAAAGCCCATCTCGGAGGCGGTCCGCGCCATGATCTGCCCGGCGGCGCTGATGACGCCGAGATACGGGCTGACGGTGATCTCCGTTATCTCCGTGCCGGCGCTCTCACCTTTACCCTTCTCGCCTTCACCCTTCTCGCCTTCAGCAGCCTTCTTGCCCTTCCGGCGAACCATCATGAACGGCAGGCGCGGGGAGCGCTTGTCGAGCATGGCTTGCGCCTCGGTGGCGCGCCGGTGGCGATCCTCCGCCTCGCACCATACCGTCAGCATGCCGCGGTCTATGCACCGCAGGATGCTCTTCGGCGCGTGCTCCACGGCATAGCGCCATGAGGCCGCCTGGCCGTCCGTGAGCCAGTCGGGCGGGTCCGCCAACAGGTCCCCCGGCGCCTCCGGCTCCGGCCCGCGCTCGCGCATCTTCGTGACGTTGAGGGTGCCCTCAAGCGCGTGGAGCGCCGCCGGCTTAGGCTTACGACCTTTCATCAGTTCACCATTTCCTGCCGCGTGGAGAGGGTTCATGCACTGAACGCCGCGCGTTCACTTGCTCACTGCATGGCTTGAGTGACTATTGAGTTTGATATACCAACGGAATGTTGGTATAAAGGGAATGACACCGGCGATTGGCGCCGGTTAGCGAACCGGAGTTACCCCGATGCTTGAGAAACTTTCCGCGGCACAATTGGTCAAAGTGTTCAACGCCGTGACGGACCGCGAGAAGCCGGTCAAGAAATTTGAATCGCACGCCCGCGCCCTGGCGCTGACCACCGCGGAGCTTGACCGCATGGGCGTCGCAGCGCCGGTTGCCCTGGCGCGCGCCGGCCTGCCGGTCCCGGCCGACACGGACGCGGCGGCCTATGATCTAGCACAGGCCGAGAGCACGCATGCGTGGCCGGAGCAAGACGACGCGGCGGAGCCCGTGGCCGAGGCGCCCAAGCTGTTGACCTATGCGCCGGCGCCGGTGTGCGCGAACTGCGAAGCGCCCCTCACCGCCGAGAACATGCAGGCCGGCTCTTCCCTCTGCCATGCGTGCGCCGGGCGGAATATCTCCGCATCGGTCGAGAAGCCGGGCCTCCGTTCCGCCGGACGGTCCCCGCGGCTTGGCCCAAAGCCCGGCCGGGAGACGCTGAAGAAGTCGCAGGCCCATGTTCCCACGGCCATCAACGCGATCAACGGCGAGACGGTTGAGCTCCGGTCGCTGCATGGTCCGGTCCGGACCGTCGAGGGCGATCCCGAGAAGGCGGCGCGCAAGGTGGCGTCGGCCGCCGTGGCGGAGCTCCGCAAGGCGCGCAAGGCGAAGGCGGCGGAGCCCGCGGAGAAGGTCCTAGTCCGCACGGAGACGTGGCCATACGCCAAGGCGGTGACGGTCCCGGCCGTGGAGCCCGCACCTGCCGCGGAGCCGGTCAGCAAGGCGGCGGCGCCGCGGAAGGCCCCTACGCCGGCGACGGGCGCCCTATCGCCTGACCATATCCTGTTCCTCAAGGCGCTCCGTGACGCGAAGGTTTTCGCCGGCAAGCCGGTTGAGGCGCGCGTAGGACAATGGGTAAAGTATGGCGCAGTGCATGACAGCGATTCGCCACATAATCTACCCAAAGGCCGGATGCCGGGATTGACCAGAGTGGTTCGCCACCGCGGCCTCATAGACATCCGGGTTGAAGGCAGGACACTTGAGACCTGCCTCACGGCCGCGGGATTGGAGGCCATCATTGGCAGTTGACGACCTAGACACACTGATCTCGGAATTGCGGGAGGCTGTCGCAGGCCTCCCGTGGCGTTTCGCCAAGAGCATGCCGGAGATACCGCATTGGTATATCGTGCGATCCGCGGAGAACAATGAAGTCTTCGCCAGGCTGCTCAACGCGATCAAACATTACGGCTATGTGCAACGGTTCGGCAAGGTGAACTACAGATACATTGAGCTAGGCGACGGCTATAAGTATTGGGCCATTTCCAACATTATGAACCGGGACCAGAAGCTCCGCGGTCAGGCGGTTTGAACCTCCGCCGTCCTCGCGTAATCCCGGCAGATAGACAACAGGCGCTCCGCCGGCTTGTCACCGAGCACCGCCTTGACGACCTTCGCCTCATCGTCGGCGAACATCAGGTTGATCCGGTAGCTCGTGCCGTCCTTCCGCGCGAGCTCGCGCTCTTCCTCGGTCCGGGCCGCTGCGATCCGTTCCTCCCGCCGCCGCTCCGCCTCCAAAGCGTTCACGCTGGCCGCGGACGTGATGACAATGCCGGAGCCCTCGGTGTCCGTGGCGCGCTCCGTTATCTGGCCGTCCTCCGGCCTGGCGCCGGGTTCCCACGCCGTTGAATAGGCGTCACCTGCCAGTGCGTCCGGAGCCGGCACGTCCGCGAGTAGCTTCTCAATCTCTGCGTCCGAGAGCATCAGACTGTCCGCGGCCCAATCGAGAGCGCCTAGCTTTTCCAGGTCCCGCAATACCTCGGCCGAGAGTTGCAGGTCCTCGGAACCGCGCGCGCGATTGTGCCGGAGCGTGGCGATCCGCGCTTGCTCTTCCGTCATGGAGACGAACACGACCGGGAGCGTCGCCATGCCGAGATGCGCCGCGGCGCGCCAGCGATGCTCCCCGTCAACGATGATCCGTGTCTCGCGTTGGGCAATGACCGGCTGCGTGAAGCCGTCCTCCCGCATGGAGCGGAGTAAGAGCTCAAAGTCCTTTTCGGACATGCGGTTCGGGTTGTATGCGTTCGCCTTGATGCTATCCACCGGGACGTAATCTATGGCCAGGGTTTCCAGTGCCACGTTCGTCTTGATTGGCGCGGGACGCTTCGGCATGGAGTAGCCTTTCGGAAGATATAGGTTGTTCCTGACATGGGCCGCTCGCCAGTAGTCGGTGTTCCGCCAGTCCTCACCGGAGAGGTCGCGCCCCGTCCAGACCTTCGACACCTTCCGCAAGTTATTGAACCCGAGCAGGCTCGCGGTCGGGGCTAGATGCTGCACCGTGCTTGGCACTGTGGTCATGATTTGGACGCCATGCACGCAGGCATATTCACTGATCGCGCAATCATCGTGCTTGTAATCCGCCGGGAGCGTCCGCGTGATCCAGTCAAAGCACGGTTCAATCTGGTCCCCCGGCATCAAGATCGCCTGACCCCATGCCGTGCCGCCTGGCGTCAGGACGTATGGCGACGCCGACTTGCGGTGCTCAAACCGGAGGCGCGGATTGTAGAGGCTGAACATTGCACGCGGGAAGTAAGCGGAGGCCCGGTGCACGATGCCGATAAAGTCGTCACAGAGCTCCAAATCATCTTGCAGAACCAGGCGGTGCGTCGCGCCCTCCGGGAGCGGTGTCAGCCAGCACTTTCGCGCGGTATGCATCGCGTGGCCACGGACGGGACGCTCATCATACGTGACAATGCTCTGCGGGAGCCGCAGTTGCTTGAGCATGTCCGCAATGAAGTGATCGCGGACGTGACAGCCCATAATCCGAATGTCGATGTTCACGACCAGGTCGGCGCGCCGCCCCAGCTGCCGGCGCCGGTCCGAAAGAACTCCGGATCAACCGCCTTCGTGCCGCCGATGCCAAGGGTTTTCAGCGCGAACGGGTCCCCGTTGTAAAGCGCCATCGCGAGGGACCGCCAGGCGCCCATATTGCCGACGCACATATAGCAAGGCTTCATGTCCGGGAGTGGCGCCGTCGAATGATGCTCATGGTAGCCGAGGATCGCGCGCATGATGTTGGAGGCGCGCTCTTTGATCCACGGCGCCGGCGCTTCCGTGATGCACTCGCGCATGAAACAGTCCTGCCACGTCTCCCCGCTCCGCCGGTGCGGCATGACGGCCCGCGCACCGAACTGGCTCACCGTCTTCACGCCGGGGAGCCGGTCCTCCACCTTGTCAAACCACCGCGGCCAGGCCTTCCGCGCCATCTCAAGCAGATAGACGGAGGCGCTGTTGAGTGTCGGCGGAGCGATCCGCATTTTTGACAACGGGATGTTGAACCGGATCATTGTATTATAGGCCGAATTGTAATCCCACTGATTGTCACGGACCGCGCGCCATACGTCCGCGTCCTGCCAATCGTAGATCGGCCGGCAATTCCGCGTGCCCATGGCGTTCGGCTTCGTCAGGTGGCCGCCGGCGGCGAACACCGAATAGCGCCGGTTCTGGCTTTCGCTGGCGCGGATGCCGATGACGGCAAAAATATCCTTCCCCTCCGCGGTCGGATAGGTCTGCCGCGTGATAATCCGCGAGATGTCGAGCGCGTCGATCCGGACCGCGCACTCGGGCGGCTGGCGGACCCATTGCTCGGGCCGGAGCTCCGGATCAAAGACCCACCAATACGGCGCGCGGCGGTTGAACACGTTGACGATGGGCTGATTGGCGACGCACCATCGAAAATCAACCTCGGGCCTTACCGCGACGCGCTCCGCGTATTCAAACGTCCCCGGTAGCATCACCTCTTCGTCGCGCATGGACACATGCACCGGGAGGCGGCCGGTCGCTCGCGCCGCCATGATGGCGAGCTCAAGACAGACGCCGCTATCCTTCCCCGCGGAGAACGCGACGACGACCGTGTGACCGCCGGCGTAGAGCTCCGTCAACCGCTGCAAGCCTTGCTCGAATACGTCGAGCCCGGTCCGCAAACGGCTCTTGCTCATGCCGGCCGCGCGGCCTCAATGATGAGGTAGCGCCCGGCTTGCGGGAACATGCCGCTGAGCGGCCCCTCAAGGCCCATGAGCGGCGTCGGCAGGATCGAGAAGGCGGATAGCCGGATCTCGGTGAGGCCCGCCAGGTGGCAACGTCGGGCCGCCTGCCACGTGTTCCACGCGGCCGGCGCCAGATGGACGTGGAGCTCGCCGGCGCAAGCGGCGTTGCGACGATACCAACGAGGCGCATTGACCATCAGGAAGCACCTGCCGCCAGGCCGCAGGACGCGGCGTATCTCCTGCATCGCGAGCGCCGGCTCCGCCGTGTAGGAGAGCGCGGAGAAGATCGACACGACCGTGTCAAACCGCTCAACCGGAAACGGCATGGCCTCCACCGAGGCATGCACGAACTCAGCGCGCGGATACTTCAAGATGGCCGCGCCGATCATGCCGGCGGACACGTCAAGGCCGGTGTAATCCGCCATCGGAAGCGAGATGAGCCGGAGCAATGCGCCGGTGCCACATCCCACGTCTAAGAGCGGGCCGTCACGCCCGGCGAGGAACCGGCGGAGCCGGACGGCGAGCAGCCGGTCCTCGGCCTGGCAACGGCGCGAGCCGAACGTGTCGTCATAGTCGGCCGAGAGGTCATCAAAGCCGCTGGCCACGCCGGCGGGATAGCGCTTGATGCGGTTGAGCGTGACCGGGCGGATGTTCAATGCTGCATCGTTCAAGGCGTCAGGTCCTCCGCTCCGCCGCCGCGAGGCGCGCGAGTTTCAGGCGAAAATGAACTCGATCGCTGACCACCGAACGAAGTAGCAGGGTCGGCCGAGATAACGGGACCTGTAGTAGCCGACATGCCAATCGCGCTTCATGGTGAGCCCGCCGCGGCGATGCCAGTCATAATCCGGGAACGTCCTGGCGAGCTCCGCGCGGCCGATCCGCTTCAGCGCCGTGCGGTATGTGACCTGCCGCTCTAGGTCGATCATGTCTTGGATGGCGCCGGCCGTGCTGTTGATGCAGCACGTGACGTAGGAGAGCCCGCTCATCGCGGCTACTCCGCCACGCGCTCCGCGCCCGCCGGCGAAAGCCGGGGATGGCCCTTCGCGGCCACGTAGGCGCCGCCGCGGCCGACCTTGGCGACGCCATGGATGGCGAAGCGGCCGAACAGCATGTGGCTCCCAAAGACGCGGACGCGGTCGCCGACCTCGATCCCGCGGGCCTTCCAGAAGGCGGCGCCGGCCGCGCGCTCCGCCGCCTTGTCAGCGGCGATCTTCGCGTCACGCCAGGCGGAATACGTCTCGCTGATGCCGGAGGCCTTGTTGCAGGCCATGCAGACGCCGACCCACTCAACGGAGGGCGGGATCGGCGGGACGTTGGTATCGGCGCGCTTGCCGCAGATGGCGCAAACGTCGATCCACTGACGCCGGGCGGCCATCACACGGGCTCCCGTGCCATGAACTCGGCCGCGGCGCGGCGGACCTGCAAAGGAACGCGGCGCGCGTCAATCGGCACGTCAAGCTCGGCACGCTCGGCCGGCATCGCCGACCAGCGGAGCACGCGGCTGTTCCGGCGCTCGTATTCGGCGATGTAGATGGTCCCGTTGACGGGACCGGAAAGGAAAGTGCGGTCAATCGGCTTGCGGGCGGCCATCACACCGTCTCCGCCGCGGCGGAGGCCTCGAAATACCGCGCCCGCCAGGTCCTTATCGTCACCTGGCGGCCGTTGATCCGGTAAATCTGCCGGCGCGTCGTCCTGCCGGTCCAGTGCACCGTGAAGACCGTGCCGGCCAGCTCAACCTCGCGGAAAAGGGTCTCAATGATCTGGGTCTTTTCGGTGGCCATGGTCATGTCAGCCTCTAGGTGCTCACCGTCCCGGCTCATGGCCGGGATCGGTCCGGCGGTGCCCCGCGCCGGAGGGGAGAGGCGCGCTGTGCGCCCCTCATGACAAGACCATACCAATATTCCGTTGGTATGTCACGCGCAATCAGTGCACGCTGGACCCTCCATTAGCGCATGACGATTGATGTTGCATATACCAACGGAATGTTGGTATAAGGGGACTGCCGCCGGCGATTGGCGCCGGCCGCTTTGAGGACCCTTCCGATGACACCTGCACAGATCGCCGCTGTCCGCATGATCGCCGACGCCATCGTTGACGCCGTGAAGGCCGCTGGCGCGATGGGCGCTCCCGGTGGCGTGCTGTATGCCGCCCTGATGGCTTACGGAATCAGTCTGAGCCAGTTTGAAAGCCTGATGAGCGCCATGGTGAGCGCGGGCAAGCTGACGAAGCACGGCCATCTTTACCGCGTAGTGGAGTGAGGACAATGACGCGAGAGGAAGCCGCGGACCTTCAACACGCCGTCGAAGCGACGGTCCGTAGACTGATCCGGGAATCCGGATCGCTGATGATGGGCATTACCGCAAAGCAAGTGACCGAGACGGAGCTCCACACCTTCAGCGTGGAGGCCTCCACGCTCGGCTGGCCGCCGGGACACTGGCCGGCGCGCGTCGAGACGGACCTCGGCAACGGCCAGGCGCTGACCCTGATCCGCCTGGATGACACGGGCGCCCATTACGACCAGCCGTTTGGCTGCATCCGCGTCACCGTCTGGAATGACTGATATGGTGACGACCTGGCGGGCGGCGCGAGCCGCCCTTTCAGCGCTCACAGCCGCCGGAGCGGCACCATGAGCGGGTCCTCCGCGAGCTCCCATGTGGAGCAAGTCAAGCTACTCGCCACCGCCTTGAACAACGTCGGCGTCGGGTTCATTTTAGCCGGCGCGATCACGCCGGCCGTCAGCGGCACGATCACCGACACACTGCATGCGGCTGCGTGGCTGATATTCGGCGCCAACCTTATCGCGGCGGCGCAAGGCTATTTATGGTGGAGGCTGTGATGAGCCCGCAAACCTACTGGCAAGTCTTCCCATTGGTCGGTCTGGTTGTGACGGTGCCCTTCACGGTCTGGTTCTGGGTAGCCGGCTGGCGCCGTCATCGTCGCGGTCGTCAGGCTCCGGCGCGGTGAGGGTAGCTTCACGCTGCATCCGATCCAGGTAGACTTGCGCGGTCCTGTCGTCGCCGAGCCGGTGAAAGTGCCTGGCCCAACTGAGCAGCACTAAATCGGCAAACCAATCGGACAGCCGCCGAGCTATCATGCGCCCCCCATGGGCTCGCTGAGGCCGGAGCTCCCTTTTTAGCTCCGTCGAGCGGCCTGAATTTCCCCAAATCGTCCGAACCGGACCATGCCCTAGAACGCCCTGAGAACGGCCGTGAGGCCATCTTGCGGCGCCAGGTAATAGCATAACCGGCGCTAACACCGGCCGTCACGGAGCGCAGAGCTCCGGCCAGCGCCGGTGCCCCGTTAGTTAGTCTTTATAGCAACGTATATACGACCGTCATGCACCGTCGTATATACGAAATCCAAGTTATCACTGCGGCACAGTGATAACTTGCATCCGCACCTTGCGGAAGCGAGTTGACGGCCTTGATCTTCAGTGATCGCGCCAGGTGCCATCATGCACTGAGCGCACCGCGCGCCCGCGCGTGAAGCGGGACCGGGCTCCGCACCGACATTGACTATACCAACATTCCGTTGGTATAATGCGCGTGTTGCCGGCGATAGGCGCCGGCGGGACAGACGGAGCGGACAGTGATTAGAGTTTTCCACCTAAACGAAGACGCGCCGCGTGACGACATGCTGCGGCTTACCTGCCCTGGCGACGCCGCGGAGCTCCGCCGGCCGGCGCTGGCGCGGGACCTGATGACGCGCGGCTTCTACACGCTGGTCGCCGAGGTCGAGACGGCGGACGCGGAGCGCGCATGGTTCCTCACGAACAACATTGATGATAATTCCTGGTCGCGGGAGCCCGGCGAGGGTTGCCGGCCGGTGGCGCCGTGCTTCCACATCGGCCGCGACGACCAGCAATACGGGCGCCGAAGCTCCATGGTCGGCGACGTGTTTGAGGTCAATGGCCAGTGCCAGGTGGTCGATAGCTTCGGCTTTCTCGCCATGCCGGAGGCGGTGTGATGACCGGCCCGGTGACGGCCGCGGAAGTCGAGACGTTCCGCACTGCCCTTGAGGCCATGCTCCGCGAGCATCACACGAAGGCCGGCAACGTCGGCGATCCGCCGCGCGTGACGATCATGGACGGTTCGCGCTACTGCCGGATCGTCACCGAGGACGCCGGGAGCCGGTCCGCCTACGGGTTCATTGATCGCATGAACGGCGATCTGCTGAAGTCGTCCGGTTGGAAGGCGCCGGCGAAGCATGCGCGCGGCAACCTGCGTGGCGAGAAGCCGCTCGCGGGCTGCGGCCCGTATGGCATGGCCTATCTGGCGTGATGGAGGCGGTGATGGACGAATACCTCGTGCGAGCCGTGGCGAGTGCGGTCCTGGCGCAAGCGCGCCGGGCCTGCCGCGCCAAGCAATGCGGCGTCAGCGACGGCCGGGAGGGCGCCAAATGGCGCCATACGCGCTGCGATGACTGCCCGCTCGATGACATTGACGGGCTTCTCGATGCGCTGGCAGGAGTCCCCGGCGCCTATTGATCGTTCCCGGTTCGGCTGGAATGACATTGACATACCAACGGAATGTTGGTATTATACACGTGTTGCCGGCGAATTGGCGCCGGCGGCACGAGGACCTTCCCGATGACACCGAAACAAGCAGACAAGGCGATCCGTAGCGGTAAGCCGGTTAAAGTGATCCCGGCTTATGGCGAGCCGTTTGAATTGCTGATTACCTCACGTGATAGGCGCCGCGTGATGGGGACGTATGAATGGGAAGGCAAGACGCTCGAAGGAACATTTGAGCGCGCGGACCTCCGGCTAATCTACTGACGGAGGCCGTGTGATGGGCTTCGTCTTTTGCGCCGGCGCCTGCATCACATGCGGGCGCCTCTTCACTTTCAATCCGGTCCGGGTCCCGTCAACGCGCGCGTTCACCGGGGAGCGGGAGCCGGTGTGTCAGTCCTGCATGGGCATCATCAACGCCAAGCGTGCGGAGCAAGGCCTCCCGCCGTTTGAAATCCCGCCGGACGCCTACGAGGCCGTTTCGGAGGATGAGCTATGACAACCGAATCACCTGCCGCCAGTGCCCTTGAGAGAGCGGGACCGCCGCCATGGGGCGGCCTGGCAATCCTGGCGCTTGGCGCGGCCCTGTTCGCCGCGCCGATGGCCGTTGAGCGAACCGCCTCCCCGTGCGGCGCGCTGGCGCTGCGAGCATCAGCGCTCACAGTCCCGGCCACCGATCCCATTGCGGCGCTCGCTGCGCTGGCATGGGCGAGGACGGCCGGACCTGCGAAGTATGCCGAAATGGTCAGCGCCGGGAGCTCCATGCCGGCGCCGATCATGTGCACGACCTATTATTGGATGTCCGTGTTCAATCCAGGTGATTTGACGCGGCGGGCAGGCTGACATTGCAATACCAACGGAATGTTGGTATAATGCACCTGCCGCCGGCGATGGGCGCCGGTGTGAACTTCGGAGCCTCCAATGAACACCGCCTTACCTGTCCCGTCCGACGAGCTCTGCGCCGCTCTTGAGGATCGGGTCCTCGAAATGAACGGCCGCGGCCGGGTCCTGTTTGCCTACACGGCGACCATGGATCGCGGCGCCTATGCCCTGTCCATCGTGATCGACGGCGTGACCGGCCACTATCCCCTGCCGGAGCGCTTTGCCTTCGGCGACGAGACGACCATGCAGGCCGTCGCGGAACACTTGAACCGGGAGCGCTTGCACCTGCCGGCGAACACCGTGACCGGCCTCGTGCTGCGCTCCATGCGGAGCGAAGGGCGGAGGGCGGCCCGATGAACCGCTATGAAGAAAAGCAAGAGGCCCGGCGCGCTCGGCTTGAGGCGCGGGCTGCCAGGCTCCGCCAGGCCGGCAACGCCCGCGTGAAGAGGGGCGATGATGCGCTGGCGTTGATCCCCTTCGGCCAGCCTATCCTGGTCGGCCATCATTCTGAGGGGCGGGACCGGAACTATCGAGCCCGCGCCCGCGGCAACATCGAGAAGGGGATAGGGCTCCTGAAGGCGGCCGGGGACGCGGAGGCCCGCGCGGCGTCAGTCGGCTCCGCCGGCGTGTCATCGGACGATCCGGAGGCGGTGATGAAGCTCCGCGAGAAGCTGGCGGACCTGGAAGCCGGCCAGGCCCGCATGAGCGCCGCGAACAAGCTCATCCGCAAGCACAAGGCCGATCCGGAGGCCGGCGCCGACGCCATAGCCTCCGCCGGGCTCGGTATCTCACGCGCCGCGGCGCGTGAACTGTTCAAGCCGGATTTCGCCGGGCGGATCGGCTTTGCCGACTTTCAACTATCGAACAACGGCGCGAACATCCGGCGCATTAAACAGCGCATCGCCCATCTATCCAAAGCGGCGGAGCGGGAACCGTCCGAGACGGTGCACGCGTCCGGCGTCCGGATCGTGGAAAACGTCGAAGAGAACCGCCTTCAACTCTTCTTCCCCGGCAAGCCGGAGGCGGCGACGCGGGCGGCCTTGAAAAGCGCCGGCTTCCGTTGGGCGCCAAGCGAAGGCGCCTGGCAACGGCAGTTGGGCACGAACGCCAGATGGGCGGCTGAGCATATCCTCGGAACATTGGTATAGAGGGAGAGGATTGATCCGCCGGCGCCCCCGCCGGCGGACCGCCGGAGAGCACCATGACGAACAACCAATTCCGCACGACGCTGGCGCACCTGGAAATGTCTCAAGGCGCCCTGGCGCGGCTCTTCACGCACCTTGGGGACACCGCGGCGCCAGTGACGATCCGCCGGCGCGTGGAGCGATGGGCACAAGGCGCGGCGGCGATCCCCGGCGAGGCCGCCGCGTTCCTGAACCTGCTAGTGGAGTTTCCCGAGGTCCTTGAGCGGATGCGCGACGAGGGTTGGGAGTGGCAAGGGTTCGGCACCGGCCGGCCGCCGCGAGGAACGCCCGGACGCAAGCCGGTCGTCGGGCGCGCTCCGGTATGAGCCGCGTCACGCGCCGGCGCCCGGCCGGTGAGGATCACGCCGTAATCACGGTCAAGGGCACCGAGGGACGCTACCGCCGGCGGCCGTGCTCGGATTGCCCCTGGCGGCGTGACGCCGTTGGCATCTTCCCCGCGGAGGCCTTCCGGCTATCCGCGACGACCGGCGCGGACGGCTCCGCGCTACGCAGGCTCGGCGACGAAGCGCTCCACACCTTCGGCTGTCACCAGTCCGGCGCCGCGAAGCCCGCGACGTGCGCCGGCTTTATCCTTCGTGGCGACCGCGGCATCGGCTGGCGCCTGGCGGCCAGCTTCGGCAAGTTTGATCCGCGCAAGGTGCGCCCTGCCGGCGCCGCGCTCTTCGACTCCTACTTTGACATGGCGGTGGCCAACGGCGTGCCGGAGGATGATCCGGCCCTCGCTGACTGCCGCCCCTGGCAACCGGGAGAATAGGCCATGACGCCCGCACAGCGGCTTGCAGAGGCCGTCTTGCTCTTCTACCGCGGCGGACCATGGGGGGAGACGGAAGCCGCCCTCTGGCGCGCCCTCACGGGCTCCACGGAGGCGACGACGCGGACGCTTGGCGACCTGGCGCGACGGACCCTGGCGGAAGGCGGAGTGGCCGCGGCGCGCCACCGCGTTTCTCTACGCCAGCGCTTCCTCTGCCGGTGGCGTGACTATCACGCTTGGATTGATGGCGACGGCGACGGAATAACCGATGTCTGTGCGGTGTGCGGACGGGGAGTGTTCGCGCCCCCGCCAACGGGGACTGACAGGAAGGACCGGCGATGGCTTCGGCAATGGAGGGAGCGCTCCGCGCGATCATAGACTTGATCTTGGATCACGTGGATTACACGAGCGGCGCCTGCCGCGCCAACGAAATGGTCGGCGCCGTGCTGCCGGAGGTAATCATTAAGCACGCCCGCGACGTGCTGGCGCTGTCACGCGAACAGGACCGAGGCCATGCCCACTGAGCTCTTTCCCGATTACGAACTGGCCGGTGACCACATGAAGCTGACGACCGGGGAGGACGGCTCCGCGACGGTGTCATGGAGCGACAAGCCCTCCGGCCGCGTGTGCGGGACGTGCACGCTCTGTTGCACGCTCGTCCCGGTCCCCTCCCTAGACAAGCCGGCCGGCAAGCGCTGCCAGTTCGCGCGTTTCAGCAAGGGTTGCACGATCTACGCGAGGCGCCCCGGATCATGCAGGACGTGGGCCTGCCTATGGCTGATCGACGCGAGCACCGCGGGCCTGCCGCGTCCGGACCGCGCGCATTACGTGATCGACATGACGCCGGATTTCATCCGCGCTAGCGGCGCGGATGGCGTCATGCATGAGCATCCCGTGATCCAGATATGGGTTGATCCGGCCTATCCGGACGCGCATCGGGCGCCGGAGCTCCGCGCCTGGCTTGAACGCCAGGCGGAGCGATGGGGTTACGCGGCCATAATCCGCCGCGACAATTCCAGCGCCATCATCCTGGCCGCGCCGTGCCTTTCCAATGACCGGCAATGGCACGCGTTCACGCCGACGAAATGGAATGACGTTGGGCACACGGACTATCAGGTTGCGGCGGTCGCGGGCTCCAACCTTTTCGGCGTCCGGTAGTGGCGCCTCGCCAAGCGTCGGCCAATTTTGCCATCGGCCCGAAAACGGAATCGCAAAAACTGCAA